GCGCCTTCGCGAACGCTCGGCCGCACGTTGGACAGCATGAAGTTTTCGCCATTGCTCTCTCCTTCGTCTCTTTGGTTGCCGCGTCTCTTTCCCCTTATCGTCCCTTCGCCCGTTTCTCAATAGTGCCGTCTCTTTGACGCTCCTCTACACCGGACGCGGGCGCCAGTCACACTCCACGCGGTCGGCACAGTGGCGAAATGTGGGCGCGTCCCACATTCGCGCCTCTTTGCTTGGGAGCGGCATGGATACCACTAGCGCCCGCAGTGGCCGGGCCTGCCGTCTCACGCTCCGCCCGTTCCGATGTAGCGCCCACAGCAGGCGCCCGTGTTCATCCGTCCAGAATGCCCCATACAGACGTTGCATATTGCCTCCAATATTCAGACGTTCAGGTTTACAGGCGCCAGAACCATATGGCCAGCGCTACCGAGAGCACGGCCCAAGCTATCATCGCGTCCAATCCCATTGCCGCTATCCTCCGGGGTTAGAAGTTAATTTCCACCTCAACGGGCGCCAGTGGCCGCACAGTCGGCGGCGCCTGCAATGGCGCCATCGGCCCAAGGTTCGCCCGCGTCGCCTGCTGACAGCCTGCCACGGCGGCGCCTGCCGTCTTGTCCAGCTCCCTGCGTATGCGCAGCGTCGCCGCTATCGCGTGCCTCATCTCCGATAGATTCGCCCGCGCGGGCTCCGTCATATCCGGTGAGCATCCCGCCTCAATCGCGGCGCTATCCGCTCGCTCCAAGTCCACACTCGCGACCGTGGCCGTGATGCGCGTTTCCAGTATCCACCGCAAACACCGGGCGCCGCGTTCGGGCGCTGTCTCCGGCTGTGTAGCCGCTGGTAGCTCCGGCAGTCGAGCGCTCATGCTAGACTCCACTTCGCGAGCCGTTCGCGAGCTTCGGCCTTCGTCAGTCGCAATGGATATGAATCAAGATTTTCAAATCCGTGATAATCCCCAATGGCGCGGTATGCGAACGCTCGCGCTATCGGGTCATCAGAGCAAAGGTCGTTAATCAGACCGAGCGAAGTGCAGTCGCTCGACACGGCCACGCGTTCGATATCCTTTGCGAACCATGCCGCGTGGTCGGGATGGAACTCATTATCCGATAGCACGCCATCGACAAACGTGCACTTGTCCAGAATGAAACGGTAAACCGTATAGGTCTTCTCACCCTCGCAAGGTTCCTGCACTAGCTCACCCTCTGGAGGGTAAACTCCCGTTTCATCGATAAGAACGAGATAACCGCCATACTCCAGCGGCGACGCGTCGCCAAGATTCGCTCGGAGCTTCCACACTGGTTGATTCGTTGCCATGATGCCTCATAACCTCCAGCGGAGCCACGAGCCCGGACCCGTGGACCCGTGCAAGCTACGCTGCGACCAGTTGCCGGGCTCCACGCTGGAGTACCTGCGCGGCGAGCCGGTCAAGCTCAATACGGCCATCCGTATACTCTCTCGCTTGTGAGTTACGCGTGAGCCCTTGCGCGATGCCCCAAAACGAACGCGGCGACAAGCTCGACGGCTCCCACATTTCGCACGCCGCATAAGCCGCGTTCGCCTGCTCGACTGTCGCGCCGAATCCGCGCAGCTCCGAAATCACGCCATCCTTCGTCGTCGCGACTTCCTTCTCCACGAGCTGACGGATAATCGCTTCGTCGCGCTCCGGGCTCTGCTCAAGATAGTTCGTCGCGAACCGCGCAAGCTCGCGCACAACGTCGCGCAGCACATGCGAGCCAACGTGGCGGCGACGATAGCGCGTTTCAATCACTGCGCTCCACAACATCAGATTCTTGCAACGTGCACGATAGAGCCCGCCTTCATACCACGCGGAGCCCGCGCCTGTCTCCGAGTTGCCGATGGTGAGTGAGCGATACATGATATCTCCCGCCTCACGCTGCGGGTCGTTTACGATAGCCGTCACGCTCGGGTCGTGAATAACCGCGTTTTTATTGCTAATCGTGATAACCGAGTCACGGTCTGAACGCGTCGCGAATTGCACTTCCCATCCCGAGTGCCGCGCTACAAGCTCATTCACCGCGTTCAGATAGTCCGCATCCCACAGGCGCCCGTATGTCTTGGTCGTAACCGAACGTATCACCGGCTCCGGGCTCCCGTTGGCCGCTCGCACGAGCAGCACGGCGGGCGTTTCGGGCGGCGTGGCTGTATGTAGACCGTGGTTTAGGGCGTCCGCAGCAATCTGCGCGGGAAGCTCCCGGAGATACGACGCGGGCGCACCGACCATGCGCGCAAGCTGGCCGAAGCTCCAATGTGTAAACCGGGCAACACCCTTGGAGCTTGCGAGCTTTACGGAGTCGCCATCGGCAACCGCCCGCATATCGCCAAGACAATACTTTGCTTCCTTGCTCCTCTGCTGTTCGTTGCGCGCCTCATCGATGAGCGTGGCGAGCGTCGCGTGCTTCACGTCTGCCGGGCGGATGCTGTAGTCGCGCGTGGTTGAAACCATGATGTATCGCTCCTGTGCTAGTGGCTCAATCAGAGCCGGGTTAAAATTCTATATCCACATCTGAGAATTGCAGGCTTTCCGGCTCCGGCACCGCCGCTCGTGGCTCTGGAAAGTCCGCGTATGAGCGCTCAACGGGCGCCGCCAGCTCTGACGGGTCTACAGCCGGGCAATCCGCCTTTAGGTGATACGTGCGCCCATATCCGCCGAAGCGTATGCGCGTGCCTGCCGCGAATGCCTGCCTGCAACGCTTACAGGTTCCGGGATATCGTGAATGAATGGTCTTGAACATGGCGTAATTCCTCCGGCCATCATCAACGCAAGACCCCTGCCACGGCTCCGCGTTCATTCTGCCGGGCTCTTATATCTCCCGAGCGCTCACGGGCTCTGCCGTGTCTCGCAAACGTGCAACAAAAGTATCACTATCGCACATCACCAACCACGTCACCACAGGAGCGTCAATTTATTGACGATTCCAGCCCGTGCAGTATATAGTGTCCGGCATCGTCAAAATATTGACGGTCGAGAGCGTTGAAGGACCGCGAAGCGTTGCCGCCGTTCGTGCCGAATATCCCCCATGTGCTCGTGTCTGCACCGTGTTGCGCATGCCAAGGAGCACGGATGCGCGTCGTTGCACAGTAAGAGTGTGCATGGGCGTGAAGGGCGCCGCTGAGCTGAGCCGGGACCGAGCGCCGCGCGTTGGCACGGCCGTATTTGCTAAGGAAATGGATGGTTGGCACGCCGGGTAGGGTAGGGGGGACACCCCGGCACGATTGTTGGCATACCACCGGCCGGTCCACGCGCAAAAATTTTGCGGAAATGACCCCGTGGACGTGTTCAGAAATAATGAACAGGGCCGTTTATTGATTCTTTCCGGGTCCAGCCCATTTCCGGCCCGGTGCGGGGTCGAGATAGTGGAAATGGAAAGAGAGAACGCGCTATCTGGGGAACAGGCACCGCGAACGGTGGGGTTTGGCCGTTCGGGTCTGGACCCTCACGGCCAGAGAACGGCCGGGGATTCGAGGGAGAGGGAGAGCATTTCCGGGTGGGGGTAAAAGCACCCCGAGAAAACCCGCTGGAATACTCGGCAAAACGGCCCATTTCCGGGTGCTCCAGAGGGGCCGGAAAGAGTGTTTGACGTTTAGAATCAGAGAGTTACCGAGTTTCCGGGTCCAATTTCCGGTCTATATAGAGAATATATAGTCCCGGAAAGACCCGGAAGGAAATGCGATTAGGGCTTCTGTGGGGCTCGGGATTCCGACGCGCACCGGCCACAGGCGCCGGTTGTCAGCACGGTAGGCAACACGGGATGATAACCAATCCAAGACACCCGACCATCTCGGTGATATCCGGTATGGCCGAAGGGCAGTTCGCAAACGTGTTGGTCCTTGGTTCCGAGAGGAGGTTCACCGACAACTCCACAAACTTTAGGCGCGAACGTATGGAGAAGCCGATGGCAGCGCTCGCAGTAGATTTCTTGGTGCATTAGTAATACCTCACCGGGCTGAACACCGTCTCGCCCATCTGGCCGGTCCACATGCAGAAGGCGATGGCGAGTGCGAAACCAAGCACGACGGCGGCAATCCAGCTCCAGCGAATCATAGGGACCGGGGCTGCTGGCCGTATTGCGCGAGTCGGTCTGCGACGCCGGGCAGGCGGGCGAACGCGAGGGTGAAGTCGTCTCCGGCTTGGTAGGGCTCCGGGACTTCGATAGGGTCGTAGGCGAACATGCTCCACCACGTATTCGAGGTAAAGGAGGCAAAAAATCCGCCATTCGGCACGCAGCCGAAGGGGCGTTGGATTTTCATGACGACTCGCATCATAGCGGTAGCTCCCTGAACAGCATGAAGCGGGGCGTGGCCCGGACGAGCCCGGCGACGGCTGTGCGCGTGCCGGGGTTGATGACAAAGGCATCGGTGAGTGTCGGCACGGGTTTGCCGCCAAACTCATCGGTGTGGCCCATGATTTGACGGAGCCCCACGTATGGCCCCGCTGTATGTTCGAGCACGATGCGTCTCCCGGAGGGGACGATTTCCGGCATATTTTCCATCATACTAGACAACACTGCAAGACCTGTGCCAAGATACTTGGGGAGGGGATGGTGGCAAAGGCTACTTACAAATCACACAAGTCGCGCAAAACGGGACCAGCTCAGGCTCCGGGTAACGGACCCTCCTCCGTTGCACTGACGACAAAGCCCAAGCCACAGACCCCTCCCTCCTCTGTCCTCCAGACGAGTGAGAAACCGAAGGCGGGGGAGAACCCTCCAGCTCCCCCCGCTACGGTTGCCGGTGTGACCGTGTTGCCCTACGTGGAACCGGACCCGAAAGACCAGTGGTGGTATCGACCGGCTGATTCCAAAGCGCGTAAAGTTGTCGCAAAGATTGTCGTGCTGGATGCGGCCGGGCATCGGGATGAGGAAATTGCGAAGCGCCTGAAGACGACAGCGGCGAGCGTCCGGCAATATCGATATCTCGGAAAGAAAAACGGCTGGCTGCGTGTCGATGAGGATGGCGAGGAAGAATTAGTAGACCTTGAGGCGGAACTGGCGATGACGGTGGACCGCAAAATCGTCCGCAACATCGATGCGAGTCTCGACGGTCAGATGACAAACTGGCAGACCCACGAAATGACGATGGCGGCGGCGAAGGGGCGCGGCATCTTCAAGGGCGACAAGACGAGTGAGGGTGTGGGCAATGCACTTTCCGTGGTTGCGATTCAGGTCATCATGCCGCCAATCGGCGCGGGCGACCAAAAGGTCATCGAAGAAAACATCGGCGGCGCCCCGGCGTATGTCGAAGGCGACGTGGAGACAGAGGGATAGGCTGCATGAGGCAGTAGGCTTGAGCGCACGGGTGCTGGAGCTGGTGCTGCTCCAGATTGTGATTGGCGCCCTGCTGTTTAGTTTTCCGTTTATTGTGTTGCTCGTGGGCGTGAAGATGTTGGAGCTGATGGGCCGCGTGTTGTGGCCGGGAGGCTTCTGATGTGGGAGCCGCGAGCGCCACTGCCGGAGATACCCGCGCCAGACCCGAAGCGGCCGTGGGCGCTGACGCACAATGATAGGTGGTTCCTGAAGGGGCTGAAGATTGACCCCGAGCATGACCGGACGCCCTATCCTGAAAGAGACACAGAGGATGGTTCCTGATGCCGTTTAGTTCCGTTGCGGATGAGATGCACAAGTTCAAGCATGGTCAGCTCCATAGTGGGAGGGGCGGGCCGAAGGTCACGAACCGGAAACAGGCGATAGCGATTGCGCTCAGCGAGGAGCGTCGAGCGGGCGGTGAGCCCGAGTCGATGAAGGCGCTCAAGAAACAAACCAAGAGATAACATGGCTCAGACCGTCAGACTTCCACCGGGATGCGGAAAACTGCTTGAGGAGCCGCTGCTCTATAACGAGTATCAGCAGAGGTTTATCCGGGCACGCAGGATGCGTTTCTGCCTGAACTGCCGCACGATGGGCAGTATGAATGAAGTCGGGCAGTTTGTGTGCGCGAAATGCGCGAAAGAGCATAACGGCAAGTGGGGGAACCTGACGGCGCCGCGTGCGTTCAAGCGGTTTCTGCTGCTCGCGGGTCGAGGCGGTGGGAAGACGCTGGTGGGCGCACATGCGGTGCGCGAGGAGCTGATGATACCGGGGGCACAGTGGTGGGTGCTCGCGAGTAGCTTCAAGCTGCTGTGGGACTCGACGTTTCCAACCTTGACGGGATTGCTGCATCCGAGCTGGATACAGAGATGGGACGCCGACCATCAAGAGATTACGCTGAAGAATGATAGCCGGGTCGCGTTTCGTTCGCTGGAAGACCCGGAGCGAGCGCGAGGGCCGCACGGCGTCAACGGGATGTGGTTCGATGAAGCCGCGCAGTCGCCGGAGCGCGCGTGGCACGTCGGAACCCCGATGCTCATCAAGGCCGGAGGCGTCGCCATCGCGAGCACCACGGTGCTTGGCTACGACTGGACCTATGACGAGATAGAGCAGCAAGCGCTCGTGTATCGGACGCCGGGATACTGGACCGCGAAGTGGAAGACGCTGGACAACCCGCTGTTCCGCACGAATCAAGTCATGCGGGAGGAAATTGAGACAGCCCGCAAGCGGATGACGCCGCAACTGTTCGCTCAGGAGTATGAGAGCGAACGGAGCAATGCGGAAGGACTCATCTACGGCGACATGGTGCGGCAGAATGTGTTGCGCGATGATGAGGCGGTGAAGCGGTATATCCCGGAGTGGCCGAACGTGAGCCCGAGCCGGAAGATACTGCTCGGGATTGACGAAGGCGCGGACCATCCGTTCGGTGTCGTGATGATTGTCGTGACGGATAAGGCGCTCGTGGTTGTCCGTGACTACTTGGAACGGATGAAGGCTAACTCGGCTGCGCACGATGATGTGTATCGGCAACTCGGCCTGCATCTGTATCAGGAAAAGCAATTCGCGGCGAACAAGAACGCGCTACAGCTTCGGCTGGAGTGGGGGCTCAAGGGAACGGGCGTAATACCGACCGAGAGCAAGCAGGAGGTTGGGATTCAGCGAGTGCAATCGTGGCTGCTGACGAAGCGGCTGAAGTTTGCATATACGGCCGCGAGAACGATTGAGCAGTGTGGGGCGTATCGCTACAAGGATAATATTACTCCGAAGGGTGAGAAGAAAGACAAGGAAGGCGTCTTCAAGCTCAAGGATGAGCTGCCGGACGGGCTGCGGTATGCGCTGATGGCGTGGCCGGAGCTGCCGGACCCGGATGCGCCGCCGATGACCGATGCGGAAGCGTCGCGGTGGGCCGGGTTCGATGACAAGACCCGGTGGGACTTGGAGCGCATGAAAGAGTATCGGAAAAAGAAAGACGGCCGGGGCGTGGACCTACAGCCGGATGAGACGGATTTTCCAGTCGGGAATCTGTTTCAGCACGAAGTCACCGACTTGTTCTAGGAGGGTAGAACAGATGTGGATTAGCAAAGCGCACTACGACACGATGGACGGGTTGATAAATTCATCGCAGGCGCGGAACACGGAGATGCTTCAGCGGGAAGCCGGGTTGCGCCAGAAACTCTACGACTTGGACCGTGAGAACGAGCGCATGCGGGCGGATATGGACTGGTTCAAGCTCCGGCTCAATCAGGTTGAGCGAGAACGCGCCATGCTCATTCAAGACCGGCTCGGCGTCAAGATTGCCGTCCCGGAGTTCGTTCCCACGTATGAAGACCCGGCGAGTGCGTTGGCACAGATGCCGGATTTTGGTTCCGTTGGCGCGGACGCTCGGCCCGAACCGGAGAAGTCGGATGCCGAGCCCGGTGACGGGGTTGACTACTCACTAATGCCCGGCTACTCGGGTAAACGGTAAGGACGCATGGCAAATCAGATGTTTCTCGAACGGTCGCAGTCGCAGCAGCCGGAGATGAGCGGAAGCTACATTTCCGATGACGACGCGCTGGAGCTGTTCAAGGAGTGCAAGAAAACCAGTTTTGATTCGCGCTGGATTTGGGAGCGCGGGTGGATGCGGAACATCCACTATATCAATAACCGCCAGTGGATTGAGTATGTGCGCCGCACGAACGAGTGGCGCGACGTGCGATTGGCGAACTGGATACCAAAGCCGGTGACGAACAAGCTGTCGGAGGGGCTACAGGCACTCCGGGCGATGTTTGCTAGTGTGAACATTGGGGTGAACGTGCGTCCGATTGGCGCCGACCCTAAGAATGTTGCTGTCGCCGCACTCGCGGATGAGATGCACCCGCTCCTGCATGAGGAGCACGCGATGGATGCCATGCTGAACGAAGCGGACTTCTGGTTTATCGTAACCGGAAACTCGTTCCTGCATACGTATCTGGAGCGCGATGTGAAGCATGGGGTCACGGAAGTCCCTGTGGAGCAGTGCGCGACGTGTGGCATGCAGGCGACGATGGACAAGTTTGCGACAGCGGGGAACAAGTGCCCGGAGTGTGGGAGTGCGGATATACAGCCTGCTGTGGACCCGGCGACGGGACAGCCCGTGCCGCCGCAGCAGCAGACGAATGGCAAGGGCGTGACGTGCGCGCTGAGTCCGTTCGAGCTGGCATTTCCGAACAGCTATGCGCGGTTCGAGGATGTGCCGTATGTGATTCGGCTCCGGTGGAGGAGCAAGGGTTACTATCTGGATAATCCGACACTGGCGGCTCAGGTCAAGAATGTGAAATGGTCGAAGGCGCCCGCCGACCAAGCGCTGCAACTGTTCCGGTCGTTGCCGTATCACAACGATATGGGGATGGCGCCGTTTCTTGGCAACTCCGGGAGTTCGGAGTCGAGCGAGGAAGGCGCGAGCGAGTATGAGCTGTGGATGCGGCCGTGCGACAAGTATCCAGAGGGACTGGTGCTCCGGTTTCTCGGTGATGGCGGCAGTCCGATAGTGCTGCACCAAGAGCAGGATGAGGCGATACCGGGACCGCTCCCGTATGTGGATGCCGAGGGGAAGCCCCTGTTTACGTTCTCGCACGAAGCGTTTGAACATCGTGGCGGGAGGGTGTATGGGACAAGCCCGCTGGATGGCGTGATTCAGAAGCAGAATCAGCTCAACCAGCTCGACTCATTCATTCTCATGATTGTCAATCGGATGAGCAACCCGCTGTGGCTCGTGCCGAAGGGCGCGGAGATTGAGAAGTTTACGGGGCAACCCGGCTTGGTGGTGCGGTGGAATCCGCTCACGGTCGGTGGGAATGCGAAGCCGGAGCGGGTTGACGGGCTTGGGCCGAACGCGAGTCTGTTTCAGATTCGCGAACAGTATCTCAAGGATATTGAGGAAGGCTTGGGCACGTTCGATGTGCTGAAGGGGAGTAAACCAAGTGGCGTGGATTCGTTCAGCGGCCTTCAGCTCATGGTTGAGCGCGGCCAGTCTCGGTTTGCGAGTGCGTTCAAGGCTCGCGGCGCGTTTTACAAAGACTGGTATAAGTTCGCGCTGGAGATTGAGCGGGAGTTCGGGCCAGCGGAGCGGACGCGGAATATCCTGACGCCTGCACGGACGTGGACGCAGCAGATGTTTCACAACGCGAAACTTCAGGGTAGCTTTGAGGTTATCGTTGAAGACGGGAGCATGACACCCAAGACGACGCTTGGGATTCGCGCGAGCATCGAACATCTGGCGAGTCTCGGGTTCTTGGACCCGCATGACCCAGACCAGAAGTATAAGGTGTATCAGTTGTTTGGGCAGAGCGGGTTGGCTCCGGCACTGGATATCCA